CCGGTGGGCCATACTACTTTCATTTTGGTTAAATTTCCCAAGTTCCGCTAGTATGTTATATTCCGATATTCGGAAATCCTTCAGATCCTTGATTAATATTGCAAGGACCCGAGGTGCCCTCGGGTTCTGTGTATACCTGAAATCTAGTTCACTCTTCATAACCGCATATCTGGCGGGTGAGACTCGAAACTCACGTTCTTACGGCCAGCCCGTCAAACTGACGAGGGGCCTACCCGCTTGGCTACCTGCTGGTGCAAGGGCTGGAATACGTGCACGTAATCGTCGCGTAATCCAACTCTGGCTTTCTCTGTGTCATGTGTACAAAGTAATACATGTACCTTATAACATAAAGAAGGCCTTATCAACAATATCTTTACCAAAACTGGTAATTACTCCCATGGTACAATCGTACCTGGACGAGTATCAGACATTCTTGATCGAGCACTACATTCCTGCAATCGGCGGTGTCCGGCAGCCTCCCCTGGAAGGGGAGATGGCCGGTGCCGGTTTCAGGAAAGCAGACTTCCCTAAGAAACCTCACGATGCCATCCCTACAAGGGAGGGTCCTTGCCTGATACAGGTGCCGATATCGAGGAAGATTAAATTCTTCACTCCGGTAACGGCTGGACCTAACGGCACCGCGATACTTTCTCAGGGGAAGGATGCAGTAGCCTGGGTAGATCTGTGGCGTTCTTCTCCTGGCCGACAGTCGCCTCTAGTGAAATCACTGAGGTATCTGTCCGAGGCTTTTGGTCTACCGGTATCGATCGATACCGATGAGCTTCAGTCTCTTGCCATGAAGGAGAAGGCCCTGGATCGTAACTGGAATCGACGCCCTCTACAGCTTTCTCGACTGCACTTACTGCCCGAACCGGGTGGCAAGTTGCGTGTCGTTGCTATAGGGGACATCTTTTCCCAACGTGTGCTCAAGCCCCTCCACGACCAGATATTTGCTATTCTGGAGTCTTTCATTCAAGATGGTACACATGACCAGAACAAGCTTTTTACATGGCTTGTACAGAAAGGTAAGGAGAATCCTCACTTACCTCCTGTGTCCTGGTCCTCTCTGGATATCTCCTCTGCGACCGATTCTATTCCTGTTGAGCTTTATCAAGTATTGATGGAGTGCCTGTGGGGGAATACAGAGGAGGCGAAGACTATCGCCTCCAATGTCCTAACTCTCCTTACGGACCGCGAGTTCACCCTTACGGGGGACCCGATGTTCAAGGATGAGATAGGGGAATTCCAGGGCCGAACCTACCGATATACTCGGGGTCAGCCCATGGGATTCCTTTCCTCCTTCGCGCTTTTAGCTCTCTTCAACCACTCTTGGGTTCAGTTTAGTGCGTGGCGTGTGATGCGCGAGAGTGCGCCTCCCACGTCAAGTGTAATTCGGGGAGCAAGAGTGCTTCCCCAATTACATCACCTTTATGGTGTGACAGGAGATGACGTAGTAATTGGTGAGCGTGATTCCACGATGCCAATTGGTGCTATGTATCTTCACCTGTGTTCAGTATTTAGTATACCGATCTCACAGGCTAAGTCATATGCCTCTTCATCATTATTCAACTTCCTTTCCCGTACTGTATTAGACGGGAAGGAAATCTCTCCGATGTCCATTCGCGAGGAATTCGCGATTAAGGACCCAGGCTCCCGAGCCGTACGTGCTGTACGGATCATGGAGCGTTCGGATAGCTTACTGAATGATAATGGATGGCTCCTAAAGGC